GGGACAGTGACTCCGGTTGCTGCCACAACGAATGCTTGCGTTCCACCGGCTGTGATGCCTACTTGGTCCGCTGCTGGCTGGTAAATGCCAGTGTTTACGTCACCAGCAAATGCAATTGTTGGGGCGGAATTGGTTCCTGCTGTTTTGAAGTCAAACTGGCCAGTTGCGCTTATGTTCAAGCGCTCTCCGCCAGCAGTTGAAACACCAATGGTGTTGTCTGCCGAAAGGAATAAACCAGTGTCGTTATCTCCATCAAACGCGATGCTTGGAGCAGCAGCCGTTCCGGTGCCTGCATTTTCCATCATGTCAGCGATGCTGACCTTCTTTGTGACGTTGCTGCCTATGTCAACCACGGCAACCACGTCTGTGCTGGTTGGCACGTTGTACGCCGCCAAGTCTGTGATTTTGATGTCAGCCATGACTCAGCCGTTCAGTAAATGAATTTTAGCCCTGCCCTAGGTCTTGATACAGGGGAGCAATGCGACGTTGCGTGGACGCGCCTCGGCAGCGCCGCTGGTGTTGGTTGTGGCTGAAAAACTGTGGTTGTGGCTCGCATTGAAGTTGATTTGACGGCCATTATTGGCGTCATGGCCTTCTAAGCCTCCGACGTTGCCACCATCACTAAAGACGCCTGTGGCGAGGTTGGCTGCTTGGTGATTGCCGGGACGGAACGAGCCTGTCAAGCTTGCTGTGCTTGTCGTTCCGCTGACAGAGTGGCTGTGGCTGGCATTTTGGCCGTTTTGCACGCTGCCTAAAGTACGCCCGCTATCTATCCCCTTGCCACTGTCTAAGCCTCGCAGAAACTCGCCACGCAGGTCCGGCACGTTGAAAGTAGTAGAGCCGTTGCCTGCGCCGTAGGTTGTCCCAATGGCAGCAAACAAAGTCGCAAAGGTTGTTCGGCTTATCGCTGCACCATTAGCGTGCAAGTAGCCAGTGGGAGCAGTTGATCTGGCTGAGTAAATAATTGTCCCAGCAGGGGTCAGGTCTGTTGCTGCCGGAATCCCTGCAACTTGTGCATCAACGTACGCCTTATTGGACGCCATGTTGTTTGTCGTGGGATTGCCAGCAAGCGTCAAATCGCCTGTCAGCGTTCCACCTGCCAACTGCAGGAAATTAGCGTTGGCGTTTGTAATCTTCAAATATCGGGCATCACCATCAGCTTCTGTAATGCCCAAGGGGTCAACACGCACAAATGCGGCGCCGTCGTAAACCTTCAGCTCATCAGGCGTTTGGCTTGTATCTAGCCACAGTTGGCCCAATGCTGGTGAGGTTGGCGCAGTGCTTGAAGGGCTGGTCGAGATTGAAGAGCCAGGCAAAAAGCTGACAATCGTAAACGTCGCGCCGTTGAAGACTTTTAAGACAGGCGGGTTAGTGCTGGTGTCTACCCAAAGCTGTCCGTTGTACGGCGCAGGGTTGGTTGGGGCACTTGAGCCAACAGTTAAGCCAAGTTGAGTCAGGACTAAGCCAAGGCTGTTAGCGGTGATGCGCCGTGTTTCGCTTGCGCTGATGCTGGTAAAGGGGAGCACGTCATTGGCTGAGATCGTGCTAGCCGAGGGCAACTGGGAAATGCGTGCGTCAGCCATTAGAAACCAATCACCGTGATGTCAACTTCCCCCGCAACAGGGTTGCCGCTGGAGTTCAGACAACTAACTGTAACCGAGCTAGTGGTTTTTGCTTTAACGACAGCAGTCACCACATTGGGATTCGTTGTCGTTTGCAAAGCCGTGATGCTCACACTTGAAATACCCCTGAAAGGTTTCACAAGGGGGATTGCCGTTCCACTGGCCGCGTTTGAGATGGCTACATCGTTTTGCTTTTCAATCACGTCTGGATAGTCCAGCTGCGCTGTCAGTTCAGTGATGTTGCCAGCGGTTATTCCCCCATCAGGGCTCTTGAAGGTCGTTTCAACCCTGTAAACATCCCCAAGCAATTTTTCAAATGGTGCGTAGGGGTGAACAATCCCTCCTTCTGCCAATTCAACATCTGAATAAAATCTTTGTTCAGCAAGAATCTGGAAGCCTCTTGCGGCATAGGTGCCACTTGCAGTTCCACTGAGGGTGATTGCTGTGCCGCCTTGGCTTGTCGCGACTCTAAAGGTTGTGTCCGTCAGGTCAGTGGCAACAACGTGATAAGTCGTACCAGCCACAACACCAGTTGGGGCAGCTCCTGTGACGACTATGAATTCAAACGTGTCATTCAAAACCAAACCGTGGCTAATAGTGGCGCCATTTTGCTGAAGCGAAAAGCTGTTGTTACCGACATCAATAATCAAAGGTTTGTCTTCAAGGAAAATGTCTGAGTCATCTTCTTGGTCAACAAAGAGCGGGTTGCCTGTTAGCGCGACTAATTTGTGCTGATATGTTGCGGTAGATGTTGTGTCAAGCAGCAGTGAACTTTCCAAGTTATTGTTGTCAAAATTCCAAGTAAAAATGCTGTCAAGTTCTGGGTTGGTTTGAACAAGGTTGCCACCACTGACTTCGCAGTTGTCTTTTACACCTGGCCAGTTGCCTGGCGCTTGCGTCTTAGCGTTTACAGATTGGACTGCGTTGCTAACAGGAGGTGCCCCAATGTTTACCAACACAAAAGCGGGGACATCTGAACGCCACTGAGTGGCGTCAACCGCTTTAACCATGACGCACCAAGTGTCTTTGTCGAACAAACTTGTTTCAAACCACTGCTGCTGTGCAGGTAAACCGCCAGAGGCTAATTCAATACCTGCGAACCAAGACGCCTGTAAATCAAGGCGTTGCTTAGCGCTAGCAGGACCAGCCACGTTGTAAGTGCCAGTTGCAGTGCCACTCAGGCTGATAGGAGCACCACCGTTTGTCGCGCTTACCTTGAAGCCAACGCTTGAAAAACCATCAGCCGCAACAAAGTAAGTAGTGCCATCTACAATGCCCGTGGGCAAAGCTCCTGATGAAGCAGCAAATTTAACTTGGTCGCCAATATCAAATAAGTGCTGGTTGACTTTCGTGCCAATGACAGTGCCCGTCTTAATTGAAATAAGATCGGTGCTGACATCAAACTCAACGACGTTGGTCGCCAGTGTTCCTTTTTTAAATCTGACCTGATACGCGATAACGTCTGAAACTACGCTTTGGTCCCAGCTCCCATAGATACTTAGCGGAAGCTGCCAGCTAAAACGCTTTCCGTCGCTTTTCTGGTTTTCTACGACCCCAAAATTGCTTGGTGTTGGCGGCGTAATTTCTTCGCGTTCGACAAGATCGAATATGTAATCAGTCGGTTCTTCGCCAAAAATTTTACTTGTGAAATTGACACGCACGTCGTAAGTGTCTGGTGCGTGGAACGCTTGAGTGTAATAACCAGTAAGAGGAATATCCGCTAAGAAATACCAACCTTCCGCGTTAGGTGGTTTTACGCCTGGAATCTCACCCGTGGTCAAGGTTTGAGGCTTTACCCAGCACCTGTAGCCATTGATTCGTTCAGGGATTGGGCACGTCCCAGAATCCACAATCAGCAAATGCGTGCCGTCAGGCTGGCTTGCGTGCGTTAGTGTCGCCCCAAACTCTGGTGCGCTTAGATCTGGAATCGGCGGGAAGGGGTCAACGTCATAGCTGACAAATTCAGACTGGCTGCCAAGTCGGTTTACAGTCGCCACCCGAACCTGATAACTGTTGCCAAACACATGGTTTTGCAAAGGAATTTCGACCGTGGTCGCCTGCACTGTGACAACATCACTCCACTCAGTGTCTCCGGTTTTTCGCCATTGATACCTATAGCCTTTGATAAGCAGGTCAACTGTATTGTTGAACTGAGGAGCCTTCCAAGACGCTTTGATTGATGTTTGCCCGTTAGAGAATTCAAGGTCAGCATCAAAATTGGTGGGCGGAGTGACCTGCTGTAGCTTGAATGAATCCTTAGGGATTGCTACAGGCAAGTCATTATCGACAAAGCCATATTTGCTAGCGTTGTATTGGATTGCTTCGACTTGATAGATTAACGGTGACACCTCTGCGATTGAAACGATCCTAAATGTGGCCGCCTGCATCGCGCTCCACTCAAGGACCCATAGAGCGCCCGTCTGTGATTCAACAACTGCATTTAATTCAAGCTTTGTGTTCTTAGATTCGCTGGTGACAACACGAGCAATTAAGTTGTCATCGTCTTGTGTCAATAAGTTATCGGTTGTGCTTTGACGTTGAATTTTGAACTCTTGGGTTTCTTGATTTACCTCAGTTGAGCTGACCACATTGAAGACCTGAAGCTTCGGTCGTGTTGTTTTTGTACCATCCCCGTTGGTTAGTGTCTCGCCATCTGGAACAACTAGCGTCAGTGTGTACGCCGTTCCAGGAGACAACGCCAGCACTGCATCAAGCGTGACTGTGTTGCCGTCTATTGCAACAATGCGCCCACCTAAACGTTGCCCCTGCCTAAGCGGGTCAGCAATCTGAATAATTTCTCCAACACCGGCAGCTAGCCCTTCTGCGCCAATACGAAAACTCACCTTTTCAGTCTCGTATCTGTCGCTGAACAGGGTGTGCTTGGCTGCTCGCAGAGCTTGACCGCGAGAAGTAACCCCTATTAAGCGAAGATCGACAGGGTTATAGCCAAACTTGTCCAGCAACTCATCATCCTGCTGGTACTCGGTGACTGAACTGTAGGCTTGACTAGGGTCATCCCAGTTTGCAAGCACAACAGTTTTACGCGCTGCACGCGCAGTCCCGGAGTAGTTAAAGCATGGCGTTGAAACCCTGCCGTCCTCTGTAGTCTCTTGAATAACATTTGCCTCGCTAAATTGCTGCACAGGATCTTGCAGACGATCTTGCGTCAGGTACAGCTCGCCTTCGCTGTAGTAAATCAATCCACGGAAGCAGGACGCTAGCGCGTTCAACACGTCATACACGCTGCCCGGATTTTGCAAATACACATTGCACGTAAAACGGGGCTCAGTTCCACCTGATCCGTTGGGCACGCTCTCATCGCAATACTGACTAACGGTGTAGAGATACCAAGGATCAATCGCGATTGAATTTACATAACGCTTGACTCCAAACCTTTCGTTTAAAACAATGTCTCTAAAGATCCAAGCAGGATTATCGGTCCACGCCATTTGGAATGTCCCGTCCCAGACTCCTGTGTAAGTTCGAGTGGCCGCGTTGTAATTGGTAGGAACTTGAACTCGCTTGCCGCGCACTTTTGCCGACAGATCAGGAATAGTGTTGAACTGTCTTGCGTCAATTTTGAGCGCAACACATGCTGTGTTGGGGTAGGCAAGCTTTTCATCAATGATTTCGACGTAAGCCTGCCACGAAATACTGTTTTGGATAAACGCAGAACTGCTATCCGCAGTCAAGCGAGTGACGCGAAGATTCCAAGGCCCTGTCCCAGGCAAGGCAAACTCATACGCTCGCTGAAATTCACTGTTTGATTTGCCGCTTACTGTTGGCTGTGCGACAGTTGTATAAGCACCGCCATTTGAATTGACTTCAATCCGATAACTGACCGAAGTGCCGTTAATGTCTCCGGTGTCTGGGTTTTGAGCTTGTAACGCAGGGTGCGAAATAATCACCCTCGCACGTTCAGTGTCTGTATCGGTGATAGCTCTAGTGACTGCCCCAGTAGCCTGAGTGACAGGAACATTTACGCCGACAGTATTTTCTGCTTGGCTAAAACCTGGGATTGGAGTCTGCGTTGCATCGTCACCATCGCGAGAATCAAGAGTAAATCCTTCAAAATTTGTAGAATTGTCTGGATTGCGGATTGGGACTCCATCAAGATAAACGTCCTTTTCAATGCCGTTAGGAAACCCCTCTATTTCACCCTCAGACAACGCATAAACAGTTTTTGCAAATGCAACCGAAAAAAGATTGTTAGCCGCTTCTACTGGCTGCTTCGCCGTAGGGGACTGGATAATTGTTTGCTGGATGACAGTTTGCGGCTGTGACTTTCCGCCGCCTCCACCGCCAGCGCCGCTGACTTCTACTTCTGTTTTTTGCGTGTCACTGTCCATCACAAGAAGTTCTGCAGCTCAAGGCCGAACGAAAGGACAGGCAATGCACCAATGATACGTTCCCCGTATAGCACCGGCACAACATCGCCTTGAACAGTGTTGGCGTTCGACTTATCAAAAGTGAACGAGTTCAACTGTTCAGCTTGGCTGCGCCCTGTCGTAGCGCTTGAACGTCCCACGCCGCCCTTCACGGTTGGCATTTTGGGCGTTGGAGTCAAAAGGTCTGCTACGCCACCAAACAGCATTGACGCACCGATTGCGCCGATGCCAAGAGAAACCGCACCGAATGGCGTTCCAAAAATTGTTGCCGCTGTTGCGCCAAGGCCTGGGACCAAAATGGCAAACGCGACCAACGCAACACCAGCTACGACCTTGCCAACACCGCCACGCCCTACAGGGACAGGGGCAAGCACTAGCCGTTTGCTTATCGGCCATAACAACTGCTCTTCATCAATGCCCTCTGGCGAGTGATCGGTGATCACCTTCCAAGCAACGCCTTTGTCGCCCGACTCAAGCAGGTATTCCCGCAGGCCCGGTATTTGCAGCATCAAAGCCCGCAAGCCCTCAGCAGGCGTCTTGATTGCTAACTGAAACTTGCGGCCAAACCTTCGCCCAGCTTCGCCAACCAATCGGATCGTGACCATTAGGCAATGCGACGAACGATCATGGCCGTATTATCGCGGAAATAACCGCTGTAGGGCATCACCTCAGATTTGCGGCCTACCAAATGCTGAAAGATCTGATTGGCTTCTGGGTCTTCCAACACTGCGACATGGTTACACGCATCATCGTTTTTAATCTTCATTAGGAACACGTCGCCCCGCTCTAACGGCACTGACGGGGGGATCCGTATAAAGCCCTCGGCGGCGAAGTTGTCCTCAAAGTGCGTAAAGCCACGCTGTACCCATTCGCCCTCGTACAAGCGCTCATAGTCGCCCATCGCAACGCCCATCTCTTGGCTGTACCAGTCACGCACTGCTGAATAACAGTCATAACCGCCATACAGCCATGGGCGCCCCAGCAGCCCTGCCGACTGGTTCGGATCAAAGTAAAAGTGCTCCGTGCCCGCACAATTAAAAATCGCGTAAGGCAGGTTTAATGCTTTTGAAGCGTTGATGTCGGCAAAGCTGACAGTTCCATAGTCGATGTGACTGTGCCAAGACGCTGTCGCGTCGTCTAAATGCAAAGCAGTCTCTTCAGCGCTAATCGTAAAAGCGTTCTCTTCTTTTGACGTATTAGTGCATTCGACAATGTCTCCATTGTTCAAAATAAAGCCACACGCCTCAACAGGGTGCGCAGCCTCTGCACGCTTTTGAATTTCGGCTTGCTGCTTGCTTGTGGTCGGGTTGCTAAAAGAAGAAAGCATGATTAGCCCATTGCATCGGTCAGCCCTGGGAAGCCGCCAAAAGGTAAGCGTGGAGTGTTTCCAAAGCGTAGCTTGCAACTCGTCAAGCGCTTGCCGCACACATCGTTTGGTGCCGTGGTGGCTTGATCGTTAGCGTCAAAAAAACTGCTGCCTGCGTAACCACAGCCAATGCTGCTTTTGTAAATCCATTGACACTGCTCACGCAGCAGCCTTCGGCCCGGCAAAGATCGGCCTTCAAGGTCAAAAGGTATGGCCAGTTGAAACGATATGGCCAGTTTATTTTCGCTGCTTTTTTGCTCAACAATCCACTCATCAGGCCCCCAAAAAGCGTCAGGGTCAGCGCCTGGAGCGCCATCTAGGTAGGTGGTCAGGGTGCGGATGCGCTGGACCGTAGCGCCCACCAAGTCGTCATAAGTGTTAGTCAGAGCAGTTATTCCAAGCCCTACATTTGCGAATGTAATTGAAGGCCTTGCTAGTTGCCCTGACGTATTCAACTCAAAGCCAGATGTCTCAAGGGGCAATGCCGTATAAGTGTGGCTTTTGTAAGCCACATCAGTTCCGTTGACTTGGGACCAGTTTGCAAACCTGTAAATACTTACATCTGTCGATCCAGGCGGCAAACAAGCTGCAATATCAAGAGTGAAAAGATCAACAATTTGCGGAAGCTGAGTCTTAAAAGTTTCAGCATTAGGCGGTGACTGAGTCATACATACACCTGCGTGAGGCTGAATTTTAATCGAGAGTATATGGGGGTCACAAGCTCAAAAGTCCATCCAGAATCTAAGACGTAGTTTTTGGATGCCTGCGTAAGTGTAATTGCTACAACTGTGCCATTGGCTATGTCGACAGAAGTTAAGAGCCCAGTGACTAAATTCGCAGTGTAATTAAGAGGTCTGGTATAGCCCGTCAAGACCAAGCTGGTTATGTTCGTGTAGCCCAATAGCAGCTTTCCGCTTTCAAACGGCCTTGAGAAGGTCTTGGTGTTGCGCGGCGGAGTCCATGGAATTGGGGTGCCTCTCAGTGATAACAAATAACTTTCAATTGAGTTGGCCTCGTCATTTGTCAACAAAGCTGATGTGCATTCCCACCTCTCAATATCAGAGTTCAACCCATCAGTCAAAATCTGCGAATAGCCATCCCCAAACTGTGCTCTTTGTATCCGCGTGCTGCGCTTCGCTTGAGTAGCGAAATCCAGCTTGATGTCATTGAAAGCCAGATAAGTCATCAGAGCATGCCCCCACTGCGACGCTCGCTAGCCAAGGTGCTCAAGACAATCCCCTTGACTTGACCTGCGATTTGTTTCTGTGCTGCAGGGGTCAAGTTCTCTCCGGTGTTCTCGACGTTGATATTGATTGTGTCCACCTTAACTCCTCCGCCAGAACTCTCAACTCC